GTTAAACTTTTTGAAGAGAACCTCCCGAGCGAAACTACCCCTTTGACATGATGCCCTTTGACGCTTATAAAAGCTATTTGTCATTAAAGAATCACTTCACAAAAGAAAAGTATGACTACCACAAATACTGTGGTAAGAGTCGTGCTACTGTTCAATCCTTCTACAAAAGAAAAGACCGCTTCTGGTTTGAGAAACTTGCACGTAACAAGTCTGACCAAGAAGTGGTTGAGTTCTTTGTATCTAACTTCATTACCTGTACGGATCCAAGTAAACTTTGGATAGGTGAAATGATTCGAGAGGGAGAAGGTAGATATGTTTCGTGGAAGAAACGAACGCAGTCTCTAGCATACATCTTTAAAGAAGAGACTGAAAAACTTTTTGCTGATGGAGACTTTGACTCTATGTTTGCCCTTGATGGTTCAAGGCATCCACAAATCCTAAAAGAATATTTGAGGGACAATATCTCTCTTGAAACAATGGTCATCCTCAATAATATTCTTGGATACAAAGACCAGTGGGACAAAGTTCTTACTGACCCAGTGTGGCAAACCGTCAGTCTTAGGATAAGAAAGTATACACCTTTCCTAAATATAGATGTATTTCGTTATAAAAAAATTCTAAAGAAAGTAGTTTTAGGAGAGACATGAGTTTTTTTGATTCTGATGTAGTCCGCGCAGAAATGACGGAGATTCAGGAACTTCAAGAAGAAGTTTATAGTAATGTTTTTAAGTTCCCCTCTATGAATAAAGAGGAGAAAATGTTTCATGTTGCACTTCTAGAGAAACTACTGGACAAGCAAAAGGTTCTCTATACGAGACTGAGTTTGTCTGATGATCCTGAAGCAAAGATGATGAAACAGCGGATCGTAGAGTCTGCTACAATGATGGGTCTGCCACAAGACGTTGACATCAGTGTTATCTTCTCTAACATGGGCAAGATGCTTGATGCAATGAAAAAGCAGATTGACATTCAGGGTTCTGACTTGTAGAATAACGAAGTACCCAAAAGCCAAATCTCACAAATACAAACAATGTCCTTTTCTGATCTCAAGAAGCAATCTTCCCTTGGTTCCCTGACCTCTAAACTTGTCAAGGAAGTGGAGAAGATGAACAACAACTCTGGTGGTGGAGACGATCGTCTCTGGAAACCCGAAGTAGATAAAGTGGGTAACGGTTTCGCAGTGCTCCGTTTCCTCCCTGCCCCTGAAGGAGAAGATCTCCCCTGGGCAAAAATGTATTCCCATGCCTTCCAAGGACCTGGTGGTTGGTACATTGAAAACTCCCTGACCACTCTTGGTGCTAAAGATCCTGTGTCTGAGCACAACCGCGAATTGTGGAACAGCGGTATCGAGTCTAACAAAGATGTTGTCCGTAAGCAGAAGCGTAAACTGTCTTACTATGCCAACGTTTATGTTGTAAAGGATCCTACTAACCCTCACAACGAAGGTGGTGTCTTCCTGTTTAAGTTTGGTAAGAAGATCTTTGATAAGATCATGGAAGCCATGCAACCTGAGTTCGAGGATGAAACTCCTATCAACCCCTTTGACTTCTGGGGTGGTGCCAACTTCAAACTGAAGATTGTGAAGAAGGATGGTTACTGGAACTATGATAAGTCTGAGTTTGACACTCCTGCTCCTCTGCTGGATGATGACGAAGCAATGGAAGCCATCTGGAAGAAGCAATATTCTCTCGCAGGTCTGACTGCTGCTGACCAGTTCAAGTCCTATGAAGACCTTGAGCGTCGTCTTAAGTATGTCCTTGGACAGAAGTCCCGTCCTACCACTCCTGTTGATGAGGAGACTGAGTACGATGGATACGCTGCTAAGGAGTCTGCAGAACGTCAGATCCAGGAGTCTCTGTCACGCTCTAAGCCTGACTTCAACTCTCCTGACATCACTGCTTCTGCACCTGCAACTAAGTCTGATGAAGACGAAGATGATGCACTCTCTTACTTCCAGAAACTGGCAGAGAGTTAATTAAATAGTCTAATATCTTCGCCTCTCTTCAAGGTTCTGTTCATATATTGAGCAGAACCTTTTTTATATGGCATCAACTCTTCAATTTCATTCAAGACAAGTTCAACATAGTCTGTCTTAAGTAAGTAGATGTTTCTTTTCTTTTCTTCTTTTCTTATTTCGTAAGTATAGTTAGTAACTGCATCAGCGATGTTGAACTTGATTACATATTGTCCTGTGCTTTGTTCATAATATTCTACTTTATAATCAGAAGGTACATCAATGCCTTTTGGTATCAATACATCACCAGCATTGTTTTTTACTTCTTGACTTTCATAATGATGGATGCCTTCTATTTTTTCATAAGAACCATACTTCTTAATCAGAAAGTCATTAAAGGCAGCATTAGTCATAGGCCATTCGCTTTGGATGTTGACTATATTATTTGAAAGCAACACCAACCAGTCAAAAGTTTCATCACCATATATTTCAAACGCCACATTGTCTGGACGGTCGTCGCCTTGTACCTTATACTCTGTAAAGTACGCAACATTCTCAAGAATGTCTTGACGTAACTTAACCCGTTTGAAAAGGTTTTTTACTGTGGTATAGTCTCCAATGTTTTTTCCATCATCAGTTCTGTTGATGTAATCAAACTCTGGAACTTGTCTAAAGTAACTTGCCATTAGAATCCTATCTCGTCGTCTCTAGCAACATCTTGAATATAATCTGTCTCAGTGAGGGGTTCGAGTTCAGTAAATGTCATGTTTATTGAATATGATGTCATTGTTCTTGCATCATCATCATATGTCATGTAAGTCCCATCAGGAGTATATTGTGTATTTATGGAACTGAGCGCACAATTTTTTATCTTACCAATAGATGGATGATCTCTAAAACCACCCTCATCATTTCCAGCAAGATATTGTATCTTAAACAAGTTAGGTGTTACGATGAACAAAGATGTGTTTGATCTTTTGACAGACATTCCCTGTTTGAAGAACCTAATAATTTTTCTTATCTGTCTCGCTTCATCCTCATCTCTAGCAGACATATTAAACGCGAACTGAAATGTTCTAAGTTGTGGTGCCTTAAGTAGTAGTTCAATGTTAGGGTTTAGAATGGCACCTGTAACCCTTGGTATTAAACTACTTCCTCCAACAGCAGATTGTGCTAAGAAAACTTTCAAAGCATTAAAAATATTACTACCTTCTTGAGTGCTCAACGCATCAGTCAACTTGTTTGGTGAGTTTATTACACCAGCTATCGCTTTAGCTGCCGCCTGGGGATTTAATGCCACAGATGCTAAACCACCTTGTATTGGATTGAGAGTAGCTCTATCATATTCGACAGAATTTGTATCTTTGATGTCTCCTTGAATGGGTAGAGTTACAGAACCTGAAATATTTGTGATCGTTCTTGTACCAAGTGATAAAGGGTTGTCCCCTCTTTCTAAATCAAAACCAACACTTCTCCCACTTTGAAAGAACATCGTGAATTTTATTCTATCCTGTCCTGTGGTTGCTATATCTTGAGGATAGAATAAGTTTTCATAGTTTGTTTTTCTATCACTTACTGTAATATCAAATGAATTTGGATCTAGATCAAAATTTGCATTAACTGGTTCTCCTGCGGTTAAACCTCTTTGTTCATTAATAGCCTCGTTTCCTGATCCGAATGCAGTTTTTTCAATAGTGCTTGCTGTTGTACCATCAATATTATTTGCAACTAAATCATCTTTTACTGAATTGACTGCGGTCTTTACACCAGTTTTAAGGGTAGAACTTACTCTTTTTAGATCTCTTCTCTCATCAACAGTTGCATTAGAAGTTATATCATCAGCAGTAATTTTTCCATCTTTATCTACTCTTACTCTCTGTATTAGAACTCTGTTATTTCCAGACGCATCTGTTCTATAAAGTTCTCGCTCAGCACCACCATTCGCAAGAGTGGTTACGTCAACGTTATAATTAGACTTACCACCACTTGTTCCCCTATCTACAACGAATGGTTTTGTAGTTGATTCGGATGCCATTATAGACAGTACTTTTTTCTTATTTAGTTAGATAGTAGGCATATGGGATGTCAAGCATAGTTTGTATTTCACTTTGCCTAACGATATGAAGTTGTCCTGGTATTTCTTGCCAAGTATAATTTCTTATCTTGTCCCAGTGAAAGTTTATGCCTCTGAAACCCCAGTTGAATATATCAGTTACACCCACTATTGGATGTTGGTCGTATTCTATATTAGGTGTCTTTGCATTATAGATGAAGGTGTAAGTCTCACCCTCCTCAGGTATTATTACAGTCTCATTCAGAATACTCATTATCTGTAACATCATATCTTCTGGGTCACCCAGGTTTCTGATGGAATCTTTCTGAGACTCTACTCTATTATCACCTACTAGTTCCTCAAACTGAAACTCATCCATAACCCTTAATACCTAACTCGTCTTCGGTAATGATCTTGAACTCTATCATTCTGTCAGCACACCATTCACGAGCAGACTTCCACTTTGCTTGGTTCACAGCATAAGTCATACTCTCTCTTATCAAAGTCTTTCTTTGTTTCTTACCTGGCACTGGAGGAATAGTTTCTCTCTTTGGTTTGACCTCAATGACATATGTCTTGAGGTTGCCCGTGCTCTCTTTTACTTTGATGATAAAGTCAGGGAAGTAACGATGAACTCTCTTATCAACAGGAGAGATGTATGGAATGAAGAACTCCTCACTTCCCCACTCAAGAATGTTTTCTGTCAGGTCACACCACTTACAGAACTTTCTCTCCCATGTGCTTCTACAGATAATATTGTTCGCATTTCCCTTATATTTTTTAGGGTTGGAGGGTTTGTAAATACTTTTCTTACTAACTCCCATACATAATATATACGGTAAAAACTATTTAGATGGCTACGCCAAAACCAAGGGCAAGGAATGTTGCTGATTTAAAGGCAAGTATTCTACAACCAGCCCTTACATCAACTTATGAGTGTCATTTTAACCCTCCTAACAGGGTTAGAACTTGGTTGAGAGAGAGCCAGGGTT